AAAGACTAGAGGCCAAGTTAAAGATGTTGTCAGACCAACACTTAGCTCTTGAGGCTGAGATTCGCAAGACAGCTAACAAACTTTTAGATGCCTAAGTATCTATATAACATAGGGCTAGGGTTGTCAGTAACACTTAACGCAATACTAGGTGGACAACCTTACCAAACATTCAGTGCCAGAAACTTTGATTGGTACATAAAAAATAAATATAATATTGTGTCAGCTATTGACACGGTGTTAGGAAAGGATCATTGTTGGAAGTGTTATAAGAATTGGAAGTGGGGTATAGAAGGTGATAAGATCAATGATAAAATGCGTAAGAGACGTTGAAGAGTTCTTGGAATTAGATTATGATACCGAAGATGCTCAAGATTATATAGAAGGGTTGTACCCTGCGCAGGACGCAGCCCTATTATACGAAGAATATCAGACTTGTCAAGAGGAAAAATATTATGACAGATAAAAAGATATATGCGACACTGGACCGTGTTGAGGCGCAAGAGTTATGTGATTTATATAATGCTCTAAACACTATGCTAGATGATGCAGGTGAATTGCTAGACGTAAACCTATCTGACTTGCGTAAATTGCGTACTCATTCCTATGAGTTAAAAAGTTCGCTTGACCTAAGGTTTCAGAAAGATCCTGAGGGTTCTGGGTCTTGCCCTTGGTTTCCTTGTGTGTTACCTGACGATGATCGTGCATGGGTGCGTAAAGATGACGGATAAAGTTTGCCCTGAGTGTCAAGGTGATGGTGAGTTCGAGGTTGACGTACCCAAGAGAATGAGTTTCGATAGAGACATAGGCTACCTTGACACAGAGAAAGTACTGTGCTACATGTGTGATGGAAGTGGAGTAACAGAAGATGAAAACGAAGACATATGAAGACAATCATTTTGTCAGCAAGGAACCATGCCCTGAGTGTGGGTCAAGAGATAACCTAGCTAGGTACTCAGATGGTCACGCCTATTGCTTTGGGTGTGGTCACAGAGAACCAGCAAAAACAGATTGGGATAAGATAGAAAGCATGGTAGCAAAAGCGTATAATAAACTTGAGGTAGTACCCTTGGAAAAGATGACAGCTATCTATCGTGGTATGCGAGGCATTACTGCTGACACAATGCAGTTCTATAACTGCCATACCTACCTGAACAGTGAAGGCAAAGAACAGTACCAGAATTATGTCTACCCCTCAGGTGGTGTGAAGACACGGTACTTCCCTAAAGAGTTCAGTGCCAAAGACTTTAAGACTGATGAACTATTCGGCATGAACCTATGGAATGCTGGCACATCTAAGACTGTCACCATAACTGAGGGTGAGCTTGATGCTATGTCAGTGTATCAGATACTGCACAACCCTAAGTATGCTAACCCCGTTGTGTCATTACCCTCAGCTAACCCTAGCCGTAAGCTATGGGAAAACGTACACGAGTGGCTGTCATCATTCGATAAGATAGTCTTGTCTATTGACAATGATGAGGCTGGCAATGCTATCTCTCAACGGATAGCTAAGATGTACCCTAACAAGGTGTACCGTGTACCACATGACAAGTATAAGGATGCTAATGAGTTCTTACAGGCAGGTAAAGCCCAAGAGTTCAAGTCAGCTTGGTTCAATGCTAAGAAGTATACACCTGACAATGTAATCAATACACCTGATCAGTTCTTGAGCCTGTATAACAAGGCTGAGGATCATGTGTTCGTCGAGACAGGTATCAGAGAGTTCGATGATATGTGCTTAGGTTTGATGCAAGGACACTTCACATTGTTCAAGGCACAGACAGGCATAGGTAAGACTGAGTTCATGCGTTACCTTGAGTGGCGTATACTTACATGCTACCCAGACATAAAGCTTGCCATCTGGCACATGGAAGAAACTAAGTTACGATCTATCCTAGGTCTAGCATCATACAAGATGCAGATGAATGTCACACGTAAGGATCTTATCACAACTGAGAAGATGGATAAACGTGTGCAAGAATCTATCACAAGTTTGACCAAGGATGAAAGGCTCTATCAATTCTTTATGAATGATGAAGACGATCCCCTTGACATTCTATCCCACATCAGGTATCTATCTCAGGCATGTGGTGTGAACTATATATTCTTTGAACCTATCCAAGACATCAGTGCAGGTGTGGGTGCAGAAGAAGGTAAGGAACAATTCCTAGCTGATCTTGCTGTCAGGTTATCTAAACTGTCAGCCGAACTAGGGGTAGGTATCGTTACGATTGGTCACACCAATGATGACGGTGCTGTCAAGTACTGTCGCATGATAGAACAACGTGCATCAGTTGTGGTTGACTTGAAGCGTGACAAGATGGCAGAAGATATTGACGAGAGGAACACAACTAAACTTCTTGTCACAAAGAATAGACCTGTCGGGCCAACTGGATATGCTGGGCAGTTAAGCTTTGATCCAGTAACATTTACTTTGAAAGAGAAACCTGATGAATTTTGATTACATGGCTACAGGTGCAGCGACACTGTACTTCCTAGGTATATACCTACATTACATACACGTTAAGACAATCTTCCATCTGCTTGATAAGCTAGATGAAGTAAATAAAACGAGAGCCTTGTTCCATAGCACAGTATGGCCTATAACTGTACTGACTTTCTTGTGGCAAGACATCATGGGTGTGGAAGATGACTAAGATAGTCGCAATGGATATTGAAACGGAAAGCTTAGATCCTTCTAAGATCTGGGTTATCTGTACAGAAGATGTTGTCACAGGTGAACGGGATCAATTCCTAAACCTGACAACCATACCTGAGGAAAGGGATAGGTTTGCTAAGTACTGCCTCGATATTGATAACTTTGTGTTTCACAATGGTATTGGTTTTGATGTACCAGTAATTAACAAGTTACTAGGTGAGATCATACCTATGAAGAAAGTTATTGACACTCTCATTGTGTCAAGAACAGTTGACTATACGATTGACAATAAGAAGAAGCCCCACAGTTTAAAGACATGGGGTGAAAGGCTAGGTGACTTTAAGCTAGGCTTCAATGATTACTCGAAACTAACTGATGAAATGATTGAGTACTGCATACAGGACGTAGTTGTTACAGTTAAACTATACCATCACTTCAAGGATATAATACACGCACCTGAGTGGGAAGATGCCTTACGGTGTGAGCATGACATACAGATTCTATGCGAGAACATGTCAGACAATGGCTTCTACTTCGACGAGGACAGGGCAGAAGAATTACTAGGTGAGATCTGTGTACGCATGGAAGAACTTGAGAAAGGTTTTCAGAAAGACTTCCCGCCTAAGCTTGTCGAGGTTAATCGTATCAAGTATAGAAAGAAAGCTGACGGAACCCTCTACTCCAGTGTTGTCAATGCCAACCAACAATACTTTGCAACCGCATTGGATAAGTCAGTGTACCCCAACGAACTGGTATGCTATGATTACATAGAGTTTAAACCATCATCACCTAAACAAAGAATAGAAAGACTATGGGAAGCTGGATGGCAACCATTCGATAAGACAAAAGGGCATATCATTTATGAAAGAGAACAAGCAAGATCGTGGAAGTAAGTTTGCTAGGTACGGGTGGACCTTATCTGAGGCAAACCTTAACACACTCCCTGAGGACGCCCCTGAAGGGGGTAAACGGTTAGCTGAGTGGTTGACACTGGAAGGACGTAGAAGCTCACTGGTGGAGTGGCTAGGGCACGTTAAGGATGACAAGCGTATTCATGGTAGCTTTGTGCACATTGGTGCATGGACAGGACGTATGGCACACCGTAACCCTAACCAAGCTAACATCCCAGCTGAGTTTCATGGTGATGCTAAGACAGCAGTCGAACAGGTTAAGGCTAAGTATGATGGTCAGTTTCGTGCACTGTGGTGTGTACCCAAGGGATCTTATCTTGTTGGCACGGATGCTGAGGGTATTCAGTTACGGGTACTTGCTCACCTCATGCGGTCAGAAGAATACGTCCATGCTATTGTGTCAGGTAAGAAGGAAGATGAGACTGACATACACAACCTAAACCGTAAGGCTTTGGGTATGTCTCACATCACAAGAGACATGGCTAAGACATTCATATACGCCTTCCTTCTAGGTGCAGGTAATGCTAAGATAGCTGAGATCCTAAAGGTAAACTCAAAGGAAGCTGCACAGGCAGTGGATAACTTTATGGAATCTATTCAGGGTCTAGCTAAGTTAAAGAAGAAACGTATACCTGAGATAGCTAGTCGAGGTTGGTTCACAGGTTTAGATGGACGCAGGGTCAAGGTTCCTAGTGAACACAAGACATTAGCTGGCATGTTACAGAACGGTGAGTCAACCATTATGAAACATGCTGCATTGCAGTGGGTCTATCGTGCCAAG